CTAGATTATTGTCATTACTGTACTTATATCGCGCGCGCGATATATCGCGATATAATATATAGGGCACGCCTGCGGCTCGGCGGCGGCGGCGAACACCATGGTTCCCGCCGCGTTTTCTTCATGGCGGCGGCGGCAATCATCATGGTTTCCGCCATCAATCAGTCGATGGCGGCGGCGGCATCAACCATGGTCGCCGCAATCAATTTGCTGTTGATGAATTCCGTCTCCTCGTTTCGCGACCTGTCGTCTTGCCGCATCGGGAGAACAGCGAACGTGCCGTCCAGGAAGAACACCGGGGAATGCTTGCCCGTGCAATAGGGCGTCTCTCGCTCGATATCGACCATTCGAATGTAGTCGTCGTTTACATAAAGGATCTGATCCTTGTACTGAATCACCCGCAGATTCGGAATGTGCTTGGATTCTGATGTCTTGATGAACGGCGTGATCTTTCCCGGCTTAATGTTCTTCATGTGGCCGTAAACAATGTCCAAATCCTTCGGGATCGAAATGTTTTCTTTGTTCCTGACAACTGCAGAAAGGATCTGGCCGTCTGCGGGAATCTCGGCAAAGATCGAAAAGAGCTGGATCAGGATCTCCCGCGGCAACTTATCGTCCGGCAACCGAATGATCCAGTGCCGATTTGTGATGTAAAATCGCCCGTCGTTACGCCACCACAGAATGTTGTTTCTGCCTGCAGCCTTGATCTGTTTGCAGACCTGCTTGAGGTTGAATCCTTGCAAGTCAAACACCTCCTAATCGTCGACTTTGACAATCAGACCGTCCTTGAGCGTGTAACCATATCGCTTGATCCAATCCCGTACCGTTCGTTCGGACACCTCTTTCCCGACCTTCGCGAACCATTCCACGACGTCCTTGACGGTCGGCGGATCGCCGAAATTGCAGTTGGCTACCGCGTCCTCGAACTGTGCTTCCTTGGATCGGCGCTCCTTCTCGGCCGATTCCTTCCGCTTGCCGGCCGCCTTTTTCCACGGTTCCAGCTCCCCGTGCGGTTGCAGGTCCTTCAGGCTACCGACGTCGTCGACGCGATGGATCGGATAATCGAACCAGATGTTCAGCGGTTCGAATTTCGGATATTCCCGCAACGTGCCCTCCACCCGCCAGGCGGTCCGCCTCCGCACACTCTGGACGACCTGCCTGACCGTTTCCTGTGCTTCAGCCATGCGGTCCGGTATGGCCTGCCGCGCGTGATCTTCCATCGCTCTCGCGCTCAGCACGTCGTCCTGGGACACATTCTCGTCGTAGTAGTCCCAGTTGTGCTTTGAGATCAGTTCTTTGTACACACCGCAGATCGCTTTGTTTTCTTCCTGCTTGAGCAGCGCATCCGTGATTTCGAGCTCCACAAGATCGATCAGCGCGTCCGGATCCCGGGCGAAGACTCCTGAGCCGCTGGCCCGGTCCATCGACCGTTTTCCGCCTTGGGCGCCCTTGCTGTGATGGTGACAGTAAATCACGCTGGCACCCAGTTCCGTTGCAATCTTGTCGAATTGGTTCGTAAAATGGGCCATCTGGTCTGCGCTGTTCTCGTCGCCGGTCAGGACCTTGTAAATTGGGTCAATGATGACGGCAATGTACCCCTTCTTGGCCGCGCGCCGGATCAGCTTCGGCGCGAGCTTATCCATCGGGGCGGTTCTTCCGCGAAGGTTCCATATGTCGATCTTGTCGATGTTCCGTGGATGCAGACCCAGCGCCTGATACACGTCGCGGAACCGATGCAAGCAGCTAGCTCGGTCGAGCTCAAGGTTGACGTATAGCACCCTGCCCTGCGCACATTGCCACCCGAGCCATTTCGTGCCCTCTGCGATCGCGATACATAACTCAATCAAGGCAAAAGACTTCCCGGCCTTCGACGGCCCGGCCATCAGCATCTTGTGTCCCTGCCGCAGCACGCCTTCGATGAGCGCCGGGGCTAGCGGCGGTAAATTGTCCCATGTGTCGGTCAGATTCTCCGGATCCGGCAAATCATCGTTTACACCTTCAATCCACTCGTACCACTCGTTCCAACTCGGTTTCCCAATGTTGACGTCGACAATGAACTGTTTTTTACCGTTCCGTTCAACGCCTGGCATCCGGGACAGTCTGGAAGGGTTACGGTTCTGGTTGTCGATCGTCAGTCCATTCTTTTTACAGACGTTATAGAGATAATCAACACGCTTACGATATTCGTCGTAATTGGCCGCCTCGATCCGGACGATGGCATGGAGACTCTTGCCCCCGCTGTAGACAAGCACCGCGATCGGCAGTTCCAACTCTCGCATGATGGCATGCTGCTTCTCGATGTCCATCGTGTCAGATTCGACCAGCGCATACCGAAAATCGGTCACGTTCTCGTTTTTTACTCCGCGGCCGTCCAGCGGGTTAAAGCGTATCCAGGCGCCAGCTTCCGGATTGTAGTCGCCCAGAACCGCGCCGATATCGCCGCCGCAGCTGCTGAGTGCCTGGATCAGCTCGCCGGCCGTCCGGTCATATGCGCCTTTGGTCGGCAGCCACTTCCCGTCTTCGCTTCGCCACGATTCCGTCACATACCCGACATGCTCGCTGGCTTCGAAGAGCGTCTGCAGGTAGGTGATGAGCTGCTGGACCGGATTCCATTCGGTGTCAGACGGCTCCTGGATTTCGCGACCCTCGATCCAGTTGCGGTCGACAACGACGTAATTGCCAGAAATCTCGTCTTCCCAGCCGAGCTCTCGTTCCTCCCGGCTGCCCCGTGGCGTCCATCCGTGGTCTTTGGCCATCTGTGTGATCGTCGCGCCGGTGACCGGGTTGGGGGCTCCGTCGAACGTCTCCCACTTCCGGAAGCATTCGCCAGGGTGGTAACGGGCCGGATCGCGCTTGCTCCAGGCATCCCAATCTGCCGCGGTATAGCCCTCATGCTTGAGGGCCATACCGACATTCAGCCATTCTTGATAAGTCAATGTTGCAGGGTCGATATATGACAAAAGCGCGATGAGATCGAGTTTGTGTTCCATACCCCATTCCCCCATGATGCGAATTCAATCCGGTCGCCCGGTATGATCAGGCTATCGCCCAGCTGGACGACCTCTGGACGGAGAACGTCGCAGTCCTCGAACATCCCGTACATGGCGCCCCATTTGATGGCGGTGATCATTGCGCACATTGTGCCTGTGCATACTGCGCCTCTGCTTCGCGTTCTCGGATAAGTTGATCCAGACACCAGCGTGCAGTGCGCAGATCCTCGACGCCTTTCCAGTTCCAGAGATGCTGGATCGCGGCGCCGGTGCAGTAGGCTTCGATGCCGGTTAGTCCGATCACCGCTGACTCAATCACGTGCATAAGTTCGATTCTGACCGGTTTGTTCGTGTCGACGGCTCGCTCAACGGTTTGGAGCAGCGCGTCGCGTTCTTCTCGAAGCCGATCCACTTCATGACCGAGTCCTTCTGCTTGCCCCATCCAGTACTTATTTTCTTCTTCCAGTTGGGCGACAGTCTTTTTCAGTTGTTCGATCTCGGCCAAATGCTTCTCGGCTGCTTGGCCTGCGAGCGCGACAGCTCGGGTGTTGGCCGCTTTCAGCCTCTCGACCTCAGTTGTCTTCTCCGCCAGTTCCTTCTTCAGCTGCTCGATCAGTTCGTTTTTCTGCCGGTTTCGAATGGTTTCTTCTACTTCGGGCGGCACATCGGGCAGTTCAGGCTCATCAGTCGCCGTCGGCTCCGCTGTGCACTCGCCTCGCTGATCGATCAGCATTTCGTCCAGCAGCCGCTGGGCCTGCTCGCCCTTAACTCCCTTCAAGTTCCACTTACCGAGCCAGTAATGGAGAGCTCCCCTGCTCAAGCCGAGCTCGTCCTCGATCCGGCTGACTTTCTGTCCTGCTGCCAGCCGGCGCAGGACTTCCACCTTATCCGGCGCTTTCGGCGCCACAGTTTCTGCTGACATGGATTTTTCCTCCTCTCGTTTCGCATATCGCATCATCGCCCGGCGCCGCTGTTCCTCGGACAACATTTTCGTGCGCCGTATGAGCCCGACCGGCCTCTTGCTCTTGACCGGCGCCCCTGGCGGACCGTACCGCTCCGCAATCTCTTCGGGACTCAGCCGGTACGTGATCACCGGCCCGTTGCCGCGGGATTTCTCCTCAACCTCCCGTTTCGGGACGGGCGTTCCCGCGGTTGTAACCGTTCGACCAAACCACACTGTCCATGCCTCCTTTATGAGGTGAGAACCAGTTCGGGGTGATATGTTCTCGGATCGATGTCGCTCGGCACCCGCCAGCCGTTTGCCGCAATGCGATCGATCAGGCGCCGGGCCGACTCAAACGACCACATTCCCACATGCTGAAAACCGTAGCGTTCGAGCAGGCGGATTTGCTTCGGCGTGGTCAGTCCTTCGATGCGGCGTTTTTCAAGTCGTTCAAGGAGTTTTGCCGCCTTCCCGGCGTTGTCGATCTCATCCGGGTAAATACCCAACTTCTCCAGCGTCTGCAGTTGTTTCTGGCTGGGCGGCGCCATTTCCCATCCGAACGCTGGCACATAATTGGCCAAATCCTCGGCTTGGATACTCATCTCGAACTGCAGCGGATCGACCAAAGCCCGTTTGCGGCGACGCATCTCGGCGAGCTGCTTGGCCAGCGCCTCCTCACGCTGCGCAACGACATCTTCAGCAGCCTGCTTCTCGACTTGTTCCAAGTCCACAGGAGCACCAGCTTCTTCGATCCGTTTTGTCATGGCCTTGGCCACTTCTTCGTTCTCTGCGATCAAGTGAGCTGGGTGACATAGTTCATGGCGTTCCGTATGCCAGAGGAAATCGAGCAGTAGCAGTTCCGTTTTCCCTGGATAGAGCCGAGTCCCACGGCCAACCATTTGAGAGTAAAGCGAGCGGACTTTCGTCGGCCGCAGCACAACAATGCAATCCACGCTTGGGCAGTCCCAGCCTTCAGTGAGCAGCATCGAATTGCAGATCACGTTATATTTTCCTGCTTCGAAATCAGCCAGGATTTTCGACCGGTCTTGTGATTCGCCGTTCACTTCCGCGGCGCGGAATCCAATCGCGTTCAGGATCCGCGCGAACTTTTGGCTTGTCTTGACGAGCGGCAGGAATACGACAATTTTTCGGTCCCTGGCCACATTCCACATTTCGGCTGCGATTCGTTCAAGGAATGGATCCAAAGCCGTTCCAATATCGCCGGCCGCAAAGTCACCGGACTGCACCCGGACGGCGGACAAGTCGAGTTTGAGCGGGATGGTCATCGCCTTGATCGGACTGAGATACCCTTCCTTGATCGCCCGCGGCAGTGTGTACTCGTAGGCCAGCGACTCGAAATAGGCGCCGAGGTTGCGCATGTCGCCGCGATCCGGTGTCGCCGTGACGCCCAGAACGTTCGCGCCGTCGAAATACTGCAGGATGCGCTGGTAGCTGTCGGCGAGGCAATGGTGCGCCTCGTCGACGATGATGAAGTGGAAATAGTTCGACGGGAATTGCTCCAGCCGTTTCGTCCGCATCATCGTCTGGACGCTGCCAACGACAACGCGATACCAGCTGCCAAGCGCTGTTTGCTCCGCTTTCTCGACGGCACATTTCAGTCCCGTTGCCTTTTCCAACTTGTCGGCCGCCTGATCAAGCAGCTCGCCGCGATGGGCGAGGACGAGGCCACGCTCGCCCATCCGCACGCGATCTTCGATGACTTTCGAAAACACGATCGTTTTCCCGCAACCAGTTGGCAGCACCAGCAACGTCTTCTTCACGCCATTCGACCATTCGCGCTGGATGGCTTCCCTCGCTTCTTGTTGATATGGTCTGAGCTCCATAGCCATCACCTTAGAACTGGCCGGGCGTGAAGATTCCGGTTTGGCCCGGGAACGGCGGCTGATGCTGCGGATTTTGCTGCCCGATATGCTTCAGGTATTCGTCGTACGGATAGAACCGCTTGATCTGGTTGTTCACGAGTTCACGGCCGTCCTTCGTGTACTTGTAATGTTCGATCTGGCAGCGTCCTTTGGACCCGACGACGGCATTCCAGTTCATACGCAGCGGTTCGCCCTTTTTCTTTTGTCCGATCGCCGCGAAGAATGCGGAAAGCAGCCCCTCCGTCTTCGTATGCAGGAACAGATTGTGGAACACGATGACGTCGCCGTGTTCCGGCGAATGAATCGTGATTTCAAGCTTTGCCTGATTGCACGGCGGCAGATTTGCGCTGCCATTGAATCTAGCGCGCTCGAACTTCGTCACCGTAAAGTTGTAGTCGCCGGGGGTGAGGAGCACAAACTCCCCGCCGCCGTCCTTTTCAATGGTGTCGTCCCAGTTCAGTTCACGCTCGATTTGCGACATGCGTCATCACTCCTGTATGAATTATTTGAAAGGTACATCTTTGCGGTTTTCTTCGATCATCGCGAACACTTTGGGCCATGCCGCGACAAGAACGCCATCAATGAACCCAGGATCGTAATTGGTGATCGGCGTATCGGCGGGATAGTATCCGCGTTTGGCCACGACATGCTGAATTTCCCATTCCGATACCTGGTGCCGGATCATGAGGTCACGTAGTGATGCAGGAATATTCGGGTTGATGTCGACGCTGACGGACGGATCTGGCGCCGGCGAGGTGTTGGCGATCGCCGGAGCCGTGGTCTGTTCGACGGTGGACTCAGCCGGCGCAAAAGCCGTTTCCGCGGCAGGTTGTGCCGGTTCTGCGGTCGCTGTAGGCCCGGGCTGTGCTGTCGGCGTTTGTGCCTGGGACGTGACCACGGGCTGATTGGAGAAGATATGCGCAATATGCGAGTAGTCAAGCGGCAGCTCGTCCGGCAGACCGTGACGGTTTTTCGCGTCCCAGACCGGATGATGCGTCGTGTACATGACACGTGCGCCACCCTGCGCCTTGTGCTTGCGGCCGCTGTCGTCCGCGGCAACAGAAAACGTTTTGTAGTTGAGGAACAGGACGATGTCCGCCCATTCCTTGACGAGAGCCGCCGTTCGCGATCCGGTTTTAGCGCCGAGCTTGAGCTGGTACCGGTCGTAGGCGCCCATTTCGTCCGGTTGCTCGAATTTTACGATCTGGCTGTGCGCCGTCAGCACGACGTGGATGCCAGCTTCGACGACATCGGTGAGCAGATTCAAAAACCGTCCGAATTCTTCCGATGCGTAAACGTAGCCCTTGCCGTACCCGAAATCTTCGATGCCCCTTTTGTTGTGCTGGGCGCAAACATGCTCGTTGCAGAGCATTTCCGCCCAGTCGATTGTGTCGATCACGAGCGTCCCGATCTGCGCCGGACCCTGCTGCTTGACCCATTGAACCTGCTGCTTGAGCATTTCCCAGCTGGTCGGTTTCTTCAGCCGTCGGACATCCATTTCGGTCGTCGAACCTTCGGTGTCGATGAATATCGGATTCGGGAATCTGGCGGCCAGAGAGGATTTCCCGATCCCCTCCGGACCGTACAGCACGACCTTCTTGGCCTTCTGGATTTTACCGCTGATGATTTCAAACATGATCAAAACTCACCTGCTTTCCACGTCGGCGCCGTCTGCGGCGCCGTCCAAGTCGGGCCAGGATCGATTTCTCCTTCCTGCTTCGGCTGCTGGAGCGTGATGCCTTCCTGGCCGACGACGTACCCGTCCTCGATGATGATTGAGCACTCGTCGCCGGTGCTGACGCGCGTGGCAATGGCCTGCAGCCCTTCCTGCTCCAGCCACTGACCGAATTCGCGCAGCGTGTCCATGTCCATCTGCTCCAGCTTGTCGATGAGCACGAACCCGCACTCTGGCTTGAGTCGGCGGACAATCGCCGTGGCCACCTTGAGTTGTTCGGAGGCGCTCATGTTGTCCCACTTCTGGCCGTTGTACACCAGTTCGCCGTCCTGCACAGACAGGCCCGGGAGCGGCAGATTTGCGTTCGCTAGAAGGTCAATTTTCGCCTTGCGGACAGCTTCAATTTCTACAGTCAACGCATCGTACTGGCGGGCATATTCCCGCGCTTCCTCCTCGGCCTTCTCTTTGTCCAGATTCGCGCGGACTTTCCGATTGATTTCGTCGATTTGCGCGATGCTGGCTTCCAGCTCGGCGGTCGACTCGTCAACGAGATCCTGCGCGTCTTTCTGCGCGATGGCAAGGTCTTGCTGCAGTTGGTTGTACTTCTCCTGAGCAGCGTTCAGCATGGCCATGAGCCGGGCCACTTCCTTGCCTTGCTGCTCAAATTCCGCCTGGATCTGCTGCACGCGCATCCGCTTCCGTTGGTTCTCGCCGTTCTTGGCGAGGATATCCTGCTGCTTCTTGATGAGATCCGCAGCCGACACTGGCTCCTTCGGCGCATCCGGATAGTACGGCTGCTCCTTCGCAAACTTCGTTTTCTGGTCGGCAATCTGGCCGATTGCATGCCGCTGGTTGTAGAGCTCTTGCTCTTTCCGTTCGAGCTCGAACAACTGATCGCCAACGCCGATGATCCGCAGAAGGATGTTCGCCTTTTCCTTGCTCGAAGCATTCAGGAATTTGGGAAGGTCAATCGCCAGCTCTTCGACAAAGCTGTCCAGCAGCTGCTGACCGTGCTTCTGACCGTTCGGATCGATGACCTTCAGATCGCTGTTCTTGCCCTTTCGTTCGACGATGAGGCCGTTTGACAGCACGATATGGAGATAGGGCGGCGTGACCGATCCCTCACGTTCCGGTTGCGACGGCCGGTGTTTGTTTCCGCCCAGCGCCCACGCGATGGCATCCAGCACGCTGGACTTACCCTGGTTGTTCTTTCCTCCGATAATGGTCAGGCCGTTCGGCGTCGGCTCGATTTTCACGGCCTTGACGCGTTTCACGTTCTCAATCTCGAGCTTGTTGATCTTGATGCTCAACGCCACTTCCTCCTTTTCATTTGTTCGCGAGCAATAATCTTCTCAACAGCGGCGGTCATGCAGATGACGTGATGACCGCCGCCAATGTCGACTTTCAGCCAAGTTCGAGCGACTCCCCACACGTCGACGACGATGCCGGTTTCGCCGGTCCGTAGCTTGACTCGATCGCCTTTGAGGACGGTCACAGGCGATATCGCTCCTTCAAAACAACCGCAGCCGCCTCGTGATGCCGCTTCCGCGCCTCGAACACCTTCGCGGCAATCAGCCGGTTGAGCCGCGCTCGGCTGTCGTCGTGGCACCGGAGCGCCTGCTCCAGCAGCGCGCTGCCGATGATGGCGGCCTCTTGGCCGTCGAGCTCGAGGGTGATTTTGGGCTTGAGCTCCATGTCTTCCCCTCCCCGCCCCACCCGTGGTATGATGGGGCTGATAACTGATTCATTGGTCCACCGTTGCCGCGGTGGATTTTTCTTTTTGCCAGCGCCGCCTGTTCTGCTCGCAAATGTGCGACAGAAGGCTCATGCGCTCGGCGCTGGTCAGCATTCGCCAGACTTTCACCGAAATGAACATGCTCGATCACTCCTCGTGGTATTCCCGCAACCGCATAAGCCAGAGTTCCGCCGTCTCCATGTGCGTGATGGCGATGCTCTTTTCGCGGCTGTTCTCCAGCTCACGGACGGCTTCCAACGAGTCGTCGAGTTTCTTGAGAGCGGTTTGGATTTTGTCCTTTTCCTGCATGGTTTGGTCACCTCCTTTCAAGCACTCTCCTCAACCACCGCAGCCCAACTTCCGCGCTCGATCATCTCAAGATACCGTTCGAACGTGATCCCGTATTTCTCATGCAGCCGTAACCTTGCAAATACTCGTCCGAGCCGATCCACGTGGTCGTCGGGGTGCGCGTATCCGTCGGACTCGCTGCAGGGGCGAGGCTGGTTCGGTTCATCGCAAAGGATCACGGTTCGGTCACCGTCCTTCCGTTCATCTTCTGATATATTCCTGAAACAGCAACGACTTCGTCGCCTCGATCCGGTCACCATCCCAGCGACAGTCATCGAAATCAGGATCCGGCACGTTAGGCAAGTCATCGTCGAAGTACATTTCCGGCGTGCACACCGGGTCGGTGAGGATGTCGTGGATTTCTTCCAGCTCTGCCAGCGCCGTCACCAGCCGGATGTGCAGCTCGCTCCTGGCGCGGAGCAAGTCGCGTTTCGCTCCTGCCAGCTTTTCGATCGCCGCGTCGATCTTTCGCGTTGCGTGACGGATGTGTTCTGATTTGGTCATATCATCTTCGCCTCCAACTCATCGATCTTCCGACATATCTCCTGCTGCCATTCCATATCGCCCATCTCATGAGCGTGGAAGGCCAGTTGTTTTAATCCGTCCAGTTTCTGTACAAGCTCGGCATTTGCTCGCAAACAATGGTGCAGTTCCGTCTGTTCCAACGGTGATAGGCGGAAGTACCCGCCGAGTCGTTCGGCTTTCAGTTGCAACTCGGCGAGGCGCCTGTGGACGGGGTGGATGCCGATCATCCGCTTTTCACCCTTTCCGGACGATAGTTCATTTCTTCCTGCTCCCGGATCCAGTGATCCAATCGTCGAGCGCTGAATAGATAACGCGGATTTTTCGATCCCTCCGCACCGTACATCCGGTGCGGGATGCGCTTCTGGCGGATCAGCTGCCGCAGCGTGTACTCGCTCATATGGAGGTATTCGCAGGCCTCGGCGAATGTGAGTGTGCGATCTGGAGCGGCGCCGAGTTCTGCGCGCAGCTCTTCCAGGAGCTCGGTTTTGAGTTGTTCGCGCAACTGATTGATGATAGCGGCGAATGCTTTTTCGGGGGTCATGGAGTGAGCCTCCTTCCTGACAGGATTTGTGCCCCTTATGTCGAATATTGGAAGTTGTGTATGCTTACTGAAATTCGATGAAAGGAGGGCGTAAGAATGTCCAAATCGAACAAGGAACTTGCTGTTGACGTTGCCATTGCATTAATTCAAGCGAATCCAAAAATGATAAATGGCAATAACGCAGTTGTTCCTGGACTTGATCTAAAAAGCGTAATCAATGTCATCAAGGCGGTTAATCAGACTCTGGATGAAATTGACTCGAAGAAACAATAGGGTTTAAAGCGTGATAAATTTCGAGCATTGATGCCGTGAGTCCAGGCAATTCCTCATTCAGTGCGTTTTTCGACCGCTCCGCCAACAGTGCCAGCTGTTCGCGGAGCAATTTTTCTGCCGTTTTGTCGTTGGTCATTGTACTTTCACCTCCTTTCATTGCGCGTATTTTTGGTTCAGCAGCCGCAATATCGCGTCTTTGTAGTCTCGCTCCATTTCAGCGATTTCTTCGGCCGAATAAACGGTTATTCCATCTTCATCCTCGACGATGCAACCACCGTCCGGCGTGTCCGTGATTTTGATGTTGTCGCTCATCCTGTGTACACCTCCTTATGCAATCCGCTTGAGCTTCAAGCGCTCGTAGTACTGTGCCAGCGTCTCTTTCCGCTGCTGGAAGTCCGGAATTGCCACGATCAGGCCGATGTCGGCGCGCTGAAGCGTCTCAATCGCGCGGATCTGCTCGGCGGTGAGATACGGCCGGATGACTTCGCCCTTCGGCAACCCGTGCTTTTCCCGGAACGTTTTGGCGTCCATCCCGAGCACGATCCGATAGATCATGTTGATCTCGTTGGAGAAGTGGTAGTGCTTCGGTTCTTCGTGCGCTGCCATGATCGCGTCCGTGAAGGCCGGAAACTCCATTTTGGCCGCCTGGAGCGAACGGATGAACGCCTCCATTTCGTTAAAGCGCCGGATGTAGGCTTCTTTGAATCGCATTGCCTTCTTGCCAGTGAAGCCCATCGCCAGAATCGCAAAGCCATCTTTGGTCATGAGGTATTCGGGTCTTCGTTCACCTTTGGCATCCTTGTAGGTAACCAACGCAAAATTGCGTTCGTTGAATTCAGAACTCACCCCGCTTGTGGGGGCAGTAATCTTTTCGATTGCCCGAAGCACATCAGAGTGCCGCTTCCCGAACTCCTCCGCCACCTGCCGACTGCTGCAGAATGCTGTGCCGTTCCGCTCATACAGGCGATATTCCGGGTTGAGGATGAGTTTGGACATTTGGTTTTCACCTCACTTTCAATAAAATTCGCATATCATGCGACAAACTGGGTAAAAAAAATGGCCATGATTTCATCACTGTTCAAATCAAGAACTTTGCTGATTACCACTGCTTCACGTACCGTGAAGGATTGGTCCTTCATTTTCCTGTAGAAAGTAGCGCGGTCCATGCCGATTTTCGGCGCAAGTGAAGTGACAGTGTATCCCTTTTCAACGATTTTACCGCGCAACTTATTTATATTCACCCACTCCCCCTCCCTTCGATGTGTTGCATGATATGCGACTAACTCCAT